GCGCGCCCGAAGGGATTCGAACCCCTAACCTTCTGATCCGTAGGTCGATCAACTTCATGTTAGCCGGTCCCACTGAATAGTGAAGGGTGCCTATCAAGCCAGGTAGGCACCCTTCTTCGTGCCGGCCGGTCCTACCGGCTGATGACCGGTCCAGAGGCGTCCGGGCTCACACCGGGCTCACAATGGGCTCACAAATCCAGGGGCTGAGAGGGCCCGGAGAGGCAGTCCAGCTACCCCGGCTCGGCAAGCCCGGCTTGCCTACCCGCCCGGCAGGATGCCACCATCGGCCGGTCAACTTAAGAAGTTGGCCCCGGCGCGGTCTAGGCAACCGCCCGGGGCCTGGCCGGGAGGATACCCCGACATGCACACCTTAGCTTGTGCTGCCGTTTGCGCGGCAACAGCCGCCGCTCTACTGGGCGGTGGTGCCTGATGAGTCAGGCAGTCAAAGCGGCTCTGTTGGCTACGAAGGATCTTGGCAAAAATGAGCGGGCTGTGGCGATCGCCATCGCCGCGCACGCCAACCGCGAGGGTCACGCGTGGCCCAGTGTTGGCACGATCGCGGAGTACGCGGGTTGCTCGGAGCGGACTGTGCAGCGGGCACTCGCCCGCCTCGTGCAGGCAGGACGCCTCGCCGTGTCACGGGTTGCGGGGATCGCCACGCGTGTCTACCGGTTGCTGACTGCGCCCAGGGCGTCAGCAGCGCCCCTGGGGGTGACAGATCAGGCCCTAGGGGTGACAGATTCGGCCTCAGGGGGTGACAGCCAGGCTGTCACCCGAAGTTCTGAAGACCATGGGGAAGAGAAGAAGCGCGCTGGCGCGCGTGATTGGCGTCAGTGGGTCAAACCCAAGACACCCCGGGGGCGTCCAGCGTACGAGCGGCGCGGCGCGGCACTCCCTGTCGCCGACCGGGCCGACCAGTGCCCCCGGCACCGGGGCTCATCCGCCCGGAACTGCGGACCCTGCCGTTCGGAGCGCATCGCCCAGGAGTCGCCATGACCACCACCACCCCGATTCCAACGTTTGTCCCCGGGTGCACTCTGGACGTGCGCGCGGGAGTCGTCGGGGCACGCGGGTTCCGGCTCCTGGTGATGGAACGCCAAGCGGGCGCGGACGGCACGGTGACCGCCTGGGGGCGTTCGGTGCGTCAACGTGGCGGGGGGGCTGGGGCGGCAGCGTGGGGTGACGCTAGCCTCAGGGACCCAGTTTGCGGTGGTAGACAGCCCGTATGACGTGATGGTTGTTGGCGTCCGGCGTGGGCGTGGGTGGAGTCTCGCCCGTAGGGGCGGAACTGTCACATTGTGGGCTGACAATGGCGGATGTCGGGAGTTCGCCTGCAATAGTGCACCTGAGGCTGTGAACAAATTTGAGGACATTGCCGCACAGCTCCGGGCGCACTAGCTTGATTTTGCTTGCCGGGCGGTGGCAGCAGCCTCGAAAGATCACAGGCACAGCCCTTTCTCAAGCCCACGGATAGGAGCTTCAAGCAAGCGCCCCTTACGCCGGGCGTGGGACCATCAACTGTGCGCGGTGAACTCTGGCTCACACCCACGGCGACCGGTGGGCGGTTGGGTCCGACGCAACCCCCAATGATCACACACTGTCACGAAGCTGTGGGCGCTGTGTCGGCATTCCGACCGGCACCAAGGGCAGGTTTAGGGATCTTGATCACAAGACTGTGAGGGCAAAACGCCTAGGCGAGCTGGTACCGGGTGATCAGGGCAGCTATCACACCCTGCCGTAGGGCTGCCGATCGGCAGTGGGGTGGCGTAGAGTTACTGAGGTTGGAACCGATCCACATGCAGTGCACCATCAGGTGACACGACCGCCGTTGAAACGGGAAGGACTCCCATAATGGGCCGCCCCCCACAACTACCCCCCGATGACATTATGCGTGAGCTGCGATTCGTAAAGGGGTGGACCTATAAAAGGATAGCGGAAGCGTATTCAGTCAGTGAGCAGGCGGTCTATGGGAAGTTGCGCAACATGAATGCCGTTCGGGACACCGCACACTATCCTGAACTGCTCCCGTGGCGGGTTCAGATTGGCCATGAGGACGGTTGGCCCGCTAAAGCGCTCCGGTTGATAGGCCGCCTCTTGAGCGGCGAAAAAGTGGAAGAGGCGGACCTTCGGATGGTTGCCGGATGGGTTAAGCGGAATTTGAAGGACCCAGACATGGTGATCAGCTATCGGCCAGACATGCCGCCCAACCCTGCAAGTACGGTCGGGGGGTTCTACCTCGTGCCACGAGATCCGGCCGAAGCCGGACTGGTCCGGGTTGAGCAGGGCGTAGCAACCAGGACGGGTGCGGATCGCGGCACCCCGACCCGAATCCAGGTCTTCGCCGCTCTGAACATTTAGGACGGTTACGCCAAGGACTCCCAGGCGGGGGCCTTATTTCGAGGGTCGCGGATTAGTACGTTTGTTCGGGTGTTGCAGTCCGTGTTACTGTCATCTTCCACGGCGGGGTGCCCACCACTTCGGACCTCCGGGTACCCGAATGTGCAGGGCACCCCACTAATCGGCCCAGTAACTTAGGTTGGAAGCATGATGCGGGGGTGGGTATGCACGGATCGACACCGTGTAGTGGCAGTGACCGGTGGACGAGTGATGACGACCGTGATGTTGAGGCCGCCAAGAATGCGTGCCTGGATTGTCCTGTCAGCCTGTACAGCGCGTGTCGCGAGCGGGGTTGGCAGCAGGAGCATGGGGTCTATGGGGGGCTGTCGTCCGAGGATCGGCGAAGGCTCGATCCGCTGAGGGTGGCTCGTGCCACCCGGAAGAGTTGGCGCGCAAGCGAGTTACGCGACAAGCAGATCATCGCGCTAAGGGGCGAGTCCAGCCATGATGGACCAGCGCCTAACCCGATGCGCCTTCGAGGGCTTGCGATGGTCGCGCGTGGCGCGTCAACGCCTAGCGTTGCTGCCGCGCTTGGAGTGCCACGGGGAACTGTCCGGAGTTGGGTTGCACGTAGCCGGGCGCGAGAGGCTTCGTGAAATGGTGCCGACCGTCCACGGTGTAACATGAGCGGTCTACCCATTCATCACGTGGGTGGAGTAGGGGAGAACCGGGGGAGGCTCGGCGTTGCGGAAGACCTTGGACACAGCTCTTAAGATCATCAGTGAAGCGTTTGAACGGTATGACCGGGGGGACGCGTCGCACGTGCTCTCGCTGGACATTTTGCTCGACCAGCCGAACGTACTTTCGTTGGTCCGGTTTGAGTTCAGCGGCGAAGGACACGCCTGCACCGGGTATGAGGTGATCTGGTCGTCTACGTGCGGGCAAGACGTGCACATGCGCGCAATCCGGCTCGTGTCACCCGCGTGCATCCTCCGCATCCAACCCTGGATCTTGTCGGGCACAGGCAGCCCGCAACAGCGTGCATGGTACGGCGCGGTTAGCGCTACGTCGGTTACCTGATCTACCGGCGGGCCCCAACAGGGGCCCAAATTTCGTCAACGAAACTTATGTTGGAAGTGAGGTCCGATCACGGTCGATCACCGAAGCGTCAGTCAACTAGGCACCTACAGCAGGTGCGGAGAGCAGTACCGGCTTGAGCGGGTAGCCGCCGCTCCGGCGCGGCCGGCAGCCTGGTTCGCCCAGGGGACCGCGTTTCACGCCGCCGTGGAGATGTGGGAGGGGGGAAACCGGCGGCACCACGAGGCAGACATCCTCAAACAATACGAAGCCGACTACGACCGCCTGATTGCTGCCGACATGCAGCGGCAGCCCGACCTGACACAGTGGATGACCGGCGGCAGGGTGAAAGCTGAGGATGACATCAGCCGACGCCGGCAGCGAGGAGCCGCACAGCTCCAGGGCTACATGGACTGGGCCCGCACCGATCCCGGCCACGTGTGGCGGCCCCGGGACGGAGAGCCAGCGGTAGAGGTCGGGTTCACGCTCGACCTAGACGGAGTGCAGGTCCTCGGGGCGATCGACTGTGTGTGGCAGTACCCGACCGGGGAGGTCGGGCCCCGGGATTGGAAAACCGGCAGCAAAACCCCGGACTGGCCACTCCAACTCGGCGTCTACCGGCTAGCCATTGAAGAACTTTACGGATTCCTACCAAAGTGGGGTGACTTCTATTTAGCGAAAGACAACCAGCCGTTGCCGCCCGTGAACCTTTCCCGGTTCACCCGGGAATGGGTCACCGAACAATTCCGGATTCTCGACCACGGAATCAAGGAAGGGGTATTCCTACCAAACCCCGGTCCGGGATGCCGCACATGTGGTGTTGCCGAGCATTGCACTGCCATCGGTGACCCGAACAGCCGCTACACACTCAAACCCAAACGCACTGGAGGTCGAACACTTTTGACTGAAACCCGAGACGACTTCGTTGTTAGTCTCCGCCCACACGGAGGTCATGACGCGCCACTAATGGTTTTCAAGGCCGCTACGGCGGCCGGGCTGCTTGACAACATGGAAAGCGCGGAGGCTACCGGTCTGTTCGCCGTCATTGGCACAGCAGACACGGCACTGAAGGCCGCATTCGCGCTTGGTGCCGGATTGGGGGCAACCCCGGTAGAGCACCCGTCAACGGTCGCCCAGGGGCAGCAGCAGCCGGTAGGGCCGCCGCGATACGCGCCGCCTCCGCAGCCGGTAGCGCAGCCCCCGGCGGCCCCCACAGGGGCCCCACCGGGAATGGCACCCCCGACCTGTCCCCACGGCGTCAAAACGTGGGTCACCAGCAAACCGGGGGTACCTCGCCCGTGGAGGGCGTGGTTCTGCCCTGCCGACCGAGGCGACCCCTCTAAGTGCAGCCCCGAATGGGTCAAGTGATTTGACGTTGTAAACCCGGAATGGGGCCCGCTGGGAGGCGGGCCCCAACGGAGGCGCATTGTTGACACTCACCAGAGCCAAAAACAGCCGGGGCAACAGCGGGGAACCCCTCCCCACCGTCTTTAACAGTCTCGCCGCAGAGGGAATCCATTTCCGCCGAGGCCAATTCACCCTGGTTGCGGCAGCACCCGGCGTAGGCAAGTCCATTCTCGCACTCACCCTATGCCTAAAGACCGGCATCCCAGGGTACTACGCTTCCGCCGACACGGACGCCTTCACGACCTATATTCGGGCCGGAGCGGCTGTCACCGGATGGTCAACGAAAGATATTGAGAACGCCGTCAAGTGCGGCACCACTGCCGAGGTTGACGCGCGACTAAACGCGTTGTCGTTTGTGCGCATGAACTTCGATGGGAGGATCGAACTAGACTCGATGGAGGCAAATATTAGAGCCTTCGCGATGATGTACGGAGAATGGCCGCACTTCATCATTATCGACAACCTATCCAACATGGAAAGCGACGGAGACGGGTTCCAGGCGCTCGAATACTCGTGCGACTACCTGCACGATTTGGGCCGGAAAACCGGTGCGGCAGTGATCGCGCTCCACCACGTCACCGGGGAATACGATGACGGAATCAAACCGGTTCCGCTATCAGGGTTGCGGGGCAAGATTTCGAAGGTTCCGGAAATGATCCTCACCCTGCACAGGAGCCCAGACAGCACACGGCTGTACGTGTGCCCGGTAAAAAACCGTACCGGCAGGAACGCTGCCGCCGGGAACTGGAATGTTGAATTGTCGTTTGATCCGCCGAGGATGCGGATCGAAGACATCACCCGCAACAATCAGGAAGAGGTGTATGCGTAGTTGCGTAGTGTGCGGCAACGAACTCACGGGTAGGCAGCGACGATACGACAACGGCGAGTGCCGGAAACAGCAGGCGCGAGCGGCCTGGATTCAGGCAACGTATGGGCTGACTTTGGCGGAGTGGGACACGATTTGGTGGCACCAAAACGGGTGTTGCGCTATCTGCAAACGTCCGCCACGCATGGGCGAGGTGTTCCACGTTGACCACGAACACGCCCAGGGCCCGGCAGGGCCGGTTAGGGGCATCCTCTGCCCCCACTGCAATACCCGGCTTGTCGGGCGGCTCAAATCGGCTGAGAGGGCACAGGCGCTAGCCGACTATCTGCTGTCCCCTCCGGCAACCGCCGCTTTAGGGCGGACAGTGATAGCCCCCGGAAGGCCACGGAAGAAACGAACACGACGTAAGGGTGTTGCACCCAATGATAGGTTGAAAGAAGGGCGGCGGGAATGACCGCAGAGAAGCCTCCCATTGGCCGAATTCTAGAACACTATGGGGCCCTGTTTGTGCCCACCGGGGGCGGCTGGAAACGGATGCGCTGCCCATTCCAAGAGGAAGACCGGAAGCCGTCCGCGTCCGTCAACACCATTCTTGAACGGTTCGCCTGTTTCGCGTGCGCCATTAATGAAGACGCGTACGGGATTGTGATTTGGAGGGGGGACGCGTCCGATTTCACTAGTGCCAAGCAATTCGTCGAAGACCTTTATGGAGAACGCTACGGAGATCTACCATCAGAGTCTGATCAGGGAAGACGGGCGGGCCGCCGCAGAGTATTTGAAGAATCGTCGCCTCTCCCAGGGCAGCGTGCAATCTTTCCGCCTCGGATTCGTCGCCAGCCCTTTACCGGGGCATGAGAAATTCGCGGGACGGTTGTGCATCCCCTACCAAACCCGCTCCGGTGTCGTCTCACTGAAATTCCGGGCCATCCCGCCAGCACAAGGCGCAAAGTATTTGACCGTCCCGGGGGATTCGCCCCGACTGTTTAACACGCCGGCTCTCGACCACCACCGGCCGTTCGTGTGTGTCACCGAAGGCGAAATAGATTGCATAACCGCTACGCAAGCTGGACTACCGGCGGTTGGTGTTCCTGGCGTTGACGGATGGAAACCGTTTTGGGCTCGCTGTTTCGGCGGATACGACGCCGTGTACGTCCTGTGCGACAGCGACGATAAAGGGCAGGGTGCCCGTTTCGGGGAGAAGATTGCCGAGCAGGTTACCGGCTCTCGGGTGGTGATGATGCCGGAAGGCCATGACGTTAATTCCTTTGTGGTAGCGGAAGGTTTTCCTGCGCTAATCGACAGAATTGGAGTACGGCTGTGAGTTTCAAGGTTGGCGACCGGGTGCGGATTATGGCGTGGCCGGTGAACGGCCACAAGATCGGAGATTTCGGCACCATTGATCGGGTTACCGAAGACGGCTACGACGTTCGCGTTCCAGGGGTGCCTGGCCTCGGCTGGTATGAGCCGTATGAATTGGAGGCGGCACCTTTGCAGACCGTTTCCCGGATGCTGCCCGTGGTGCCCTACGGGATGACGGCAGACGACCTAGCCCAATACGTTGCGAAGTTCATTGACGCCGCCCGCGAACGAATTACAACCATCGGCGCTGAACAGTACGACCATGGGAGCCGGCAGGCATTCGAGGACATGCCGCTAATTACTTTGTTGAATGCGGCGCGGGAAGAAGCACAGGATTTAGCGGGCTACGCTGCGATGATTGATATTCGCATCGGGAGAATCCTCGCGGCACTCGACGGTAAGGGGGTTTGCTGATGAGGTGGCGGAATCGGGGAAAAGGGGTGCCAGGAAAGGCGGAGGGCCCCTATCGGCCGGACATGATCGTGACCGGGTTTGAGTCGGCAATCCCAATACGGAGGCTTGCCGCCCTCTATGTCGAAAACGGGTGGCCGGTCGCACTCGACGGCCGGAACTTGGAGGACGCCACACCCGAAAAGGTCCAGCTCATTGTTGCGTCCCTAATTGAGGACATGATCGCCAATCAGGACGCGAGCTATACGACCGCATACCGGCTTCTGATGCTCCGTGACGACGATTTTCCGGGCGACCTGGATCTTTACCTGTATGTCGGCCGGGCCACCACCGAAACCGCCGACGAAACGGGAGTGAACGCCGCTTGACCGAACGAATCGTAATCCTACCCGATACACAATTCCCGCTCCACGATCCGGTATTCACCGAACGGCTGGCCCGGTTCGTTTGGGACTATCAGCCCGACAAGCTAGCGCACGTGGGTGACCTCACCGATTCGTCCGAGCTGGGCCGATGGGTACGGGGACTTAAGGGCCAATTCGCGGGTGGTTTAGAGGGCGGATTCGCGCAAACCCGCGAATGGCTGTCCCTCATCCGCAGACGTTACGACGGGCCCTTCCATCTGTCCCGCGCAAACCACGATGACCGGCTAGAAACCGCCATCGAAAGGCACCTCCCAGAGATCGCAGGACTGACCATCAAAGGGCATGCGATTTCCATTGAAAACGCGCTAGACCTAGACGGACACGGCGTCACCTACCACCGGGACTATCACGAGATAGCCCCCGGATGGCTGCTAACCCACGGCGATTGGGGCACCCTCTCCGACATCCCCGGGAACACGGCACTGTTACAGGCCAAACAGATCGGCAAATCAGTAGTGTGCGGACACACCCATCGGGCTGGACTACTCGCAGGGCCCCTCGTTTCCAATCATCAAAACATTGATGTGATGGGCATGGAGGTTGGGCATGCGATGGACCCGAAACACGCCCTCTATTTGAAGGGCGGCAAAAACAGTTGGCACCACGCATTCGGTGTCTTGCGTGTGGAGCGGGGCAACCGGAAACGCGCCAGGGTGTATCCGCAGCTAGTCATGGTGGCGTCCGACTATTCGTTTGTTGTGGACGGCAAAAAGTGGAAAGGGGTACGTGGTTGACCAGCAGCATTAATGAGGTTGTTCATTTGTTGCCGATTGTGGAGCGGGCAGCCAAACAAGCCGCCCACATGTACGGAATCAGCGAAGATGAAGCATTCGGACTCCTGTCCCTAGAGGTCGTAGAACGGTCACGCGACTACCTCATACTTTTTGAGGAAGGGCACACTGGGCTCATATCCCGCCGGCTCAAAAATGTTGCCGCGGTGCACGCCCGCGGCGACCGTGTAAAGCGCATGGCGGAAACCGACCAATACTATTACGAGCCCGAATATGTGCGACTGTTCCTGCCGTTCTTTTTCGCGATTGAGGATTGGGAGAATGGGCCCTCCCCGGACGATGCGACCGAGAAGTGGGCGACGGGGGAAGCCGTCGACACAGCCCTCGACATCAAAGCAGCGTGGGATCGGCTGAAATCGTGGCAGGCCACGGTGATCACGGTCCGGCACGTGCTCCGCCCCGGCGGACAGGGGCAAGTGGACTGGGATGGTATCGCTGAGGTGATCGGCCGAAAGACCGGCGCGTCAGCGCAATCCGCTTACGCGCAAGCCACCGTGGAGTTGACCGCAGAAATGAACGCCTCCTGGGACCGGCGGAAAGCCGAGCACGACGGGCCTGGCGCTCGCACACCAGTCAGCAACACCACAGCACAGAAGGCGGTTTCCGACGAACAGTAGCATTGGAGGACCGGCATGCAGGTGACGTTCACGATCGGGTGGCTCGTGTGGCTCGGGGCGTTCGCGACCTGGGAAGGGATAGCGCTTTTCAACAGCAAACCCGGAGACACCTTCAGCGAGCATGTTTGGCACTGGTTCGGCTACAACTACCGGGACCGGCCCCGGAAAGCGTCCGGTTGGCTAAGGGTCCGCAGATTCACTGGGCTAGCGATTATCGCCTGGCTAGCCGCACACTTTTTGACCGGTGGCCTGTTTTGATGCGGGTCCTCGTGACAGGCTCCCGAGACTGGACAGACACGGCAGCGATCCGGGACGCGCTCGCCCGGATTCGGGAGCGGCAGGAGGCCGCGTTCCGGGGTGGCACAGACGTGACCTTGGTGTCTGGTGCCTGCCCTACCGGGGCGGACGCCATCGCCGAGCAGGCCGCAGAGGGCATGGGGTGGCGGGTGGAGCGGCACCCCGCAGATTGGGCGCGGCACGGTCGGTGCGCCGGACACATCCGCAACGTTGCCATGGTGGACCTGGGCGCAGACATCTGTCTGGCGTACATCCTGGATGGATCTCGGGAGCCAGCCATGATGGCAGGGCTCGCCGACGCCGCCAGTATCTACACGGTGGTGCACCGGGCGGGGACGGCCAAAGCGCGGTGAGCCCGCCACGGCAACATTCCCAAGGTGGCACCTGGCAGGCAGGCTCCGGTAGGCTGCCGGGGAACCCTACGCATCGGTTCTGCGATGGTCTCCTTGCTGACACTAGGGACAAATGGGTTCCTGAGGGCCCCCGGTTACGGCCGGGGGCCCTTTGCTGCACCCGGACAAGATCCTTCCGGCAGTGAATCCTAAAACTTATGTTGGAAGTGTTGACGTCACTGACTTCAACGTGAATGATTAGAGCTGTCAGCAAGCAAGAGATCGAAGGGAACCCGTATGCGCCTGCTACGGTTCGTTGTCCTACTCGGCACACTTCTAATCATCGCGGGAGGGTTCACCCTCAGCTACGGCAAACTGAACAAGGTTGCACTGATAGCCGGATACGGCGACAAGGCATGGATCTACCCGGCCATTGTGGAGGGCTTCAACGCGCTTGCGATGCTGGCAGCGTTCCTACGCCACGGGAAGCGCGGAGCTTGGTACCCTTGGACTGTTGGACTCATGGTCTTTGCATACAGTCTGTGGGCAAACGCTGTGCCTGAAAGCGTGCCCGTAGAAATTGTTAGTGCCGTGCCTGTACTGTGCATCCCCCTCAGCGTTCACATGCTCCTGATCATTTCCGGTTTCGTGGACAGCAGGCAGGAAGCCCTAGCCCTAGCCCTAGAGGAAGAGATTCGGCGAGACGAAACGGAGTACGGTTTGAGCGTCTTTGGGGATGCGGTCCCCGAGGATTTCGTGCCGGAGGCTTCCGCCCCGGTGTCGCCAGCACCCGAGGTGGAGGCACCAGTAGTTCCCATTGACCCCGCGCAAGACGTGCCCGCGCCCGTTCCCGCGCGGAAGCGGCCCCGGCGGACGCTAGAGCCCATGGCCGATGCCGATGTACTGCGGGATTTAGCCGACCAGGCGAAAACGCCGGAGCGCCGCCAGTACTGGGAGAAACTGTATTCGCGGCGGATGCGGGCAGGTGTCCAGTGAGGTATGCGGTTTGGTCCGACAACAAGAAGAAGTTTGTCACCCGCCACGAGCAGCACCAGTGCGACGCCGAGCGGGATCTAGAGGACCTGACCCACCAGGGGGAGGACCCAGGGGGGTTGTGGGTGGCAGCGCTGTGCCCTCATCATGTGGATGAAGCGCAGCCTCGCTACGGGTGCGTTTACTGCAAACCGGAATCTTGGTGGTAGTGAAACACGGCAGGGCTGAGCAGATCGCCTCTAGGAGGGCATGACCTAGGTGGAGGTAGCCACGGCTACCCCCACTTAGGTTCGTCGACGAAAAGGGAAGGCATATGCGCACACGGATCGTCGCGTCCACGATTGGTGCCCTCGTCGGCCTGGCAGCCTCTTGGGCCATCCTGACCATCCCCCAGGACGGCGGCAGCACTCCGGCCCCGATCACGTGGGGTCCTCAAGAGCCGACCCCGGCAGCACAGACCACAGTGTTCGGCGTGGTGGCTTTGATGTGGTCCGCCGGATGCGGCAACCGGGCGCAGATCGCACTTGACCCCGGCCGTTACGAGATGGGCACCTGCACCCTGGGCGGGGATGAGGTGACCGTCGCCGTGTTCGCCCCGGGGGCCGCCCAAGCCAGGTGGACGGACTCCATGACCGGGCTCGGAGCGGTCGTCGTGGAAGGCGACCGGTGGGCCGTCGCCAGCCTGGACGCTGCCGCCCCCGCAAGGTTCGCTGCCGCAGTCCCAGACTGAGCATGGCGCTGGCCGCGCGGCCGGACTGACCTGATCCGCCCCCGGTGAGGCGGCGCGAGGGCACCAGGCCAACAAAAACGGCGCACCCGAAGCGGAGTGCGCCGTCCCGGTCGCCACTCAAGCGACCCGCCCTAAACACGCCATCTCTACCCCCACCTCCGGCTCTGGCTCCGGCAGCAGCCACCGAAACCTGCCGTGATCCAAGCTCCCACCAAACCACGCCCACCGACGCCGGCCGGCAGCACACACACTCACCATTTCGGGGCCAGGCCGCCCCGAGAACACCCAATCCGAAAACGCCTTCTCCAACGTGTCCCACAGCCGGCTTTCACACTGCCACACCGCCAGTTCGCCATCGCCAGTTACCTCGCCCGTGGCGTACGCGCCATGGGCCCGAATGGTCAGGCCGAACCGCATCCCATCCTCGGTGTGCTCGACAAGCCGCACTTTGGGCAGGTACAGCCGGAGCCATGTCCGAAAGTCGGGATCATCAACGGCGGACAGGTCGCAGTGACTCCCCCCGAGGAATGGAAGATCCCCACAGTCGGCTGGAAAGGGTCCAACCAGTACTGGCTCATCAAAAATCAGCAGGTCAGCCAAGGTCACGGTGAGCGGACCTTGAAACATCATTCGATTCCCCTCAATAGGGCCGGGGCCCGGCCAAACGGCCGGGCCCCGGAATGGCACGTCAGAATTTCATGCCACCCAGACGACCGCCTCGGGGGCCCTACGCCCTTCGCATACGGTCACTCGACCAAAGTTGATCAACATTTGTGCCCGCAAAGGCAGGTCATACATGCTCACCAACAGCCCAGCCCGCCAAGCGGCGTCAGCCAATACCGGGTGCAACCTGTAATCGCACTCGATCGTCATCGGCAGAGTTTGTGCTGGGATCTGCATCTCCGCACTGAGCCTGTCATCAATAAGCGCGACCAAAGCGGCCGCAAACCGGTCGGCCTGCTCACGGCTGAAGCGTTTCCGCAACGATGTTGCGGAAGCTGTTACGCCACCGTCCGGGCCGTTGGTGAGCTTATCGGCCCACCAACGGGCGGCAGCATTGGCCTCGGGGCTCGGGACAACAGGGGGTGTCATGGTGTGACTCGGGAACGCAGCAGCCAACCGAGACTGTCAAATACCCCGTCCGGCCGGTACGGACGCCAGTGCGCCTGAGCAGGCGGCACCACCCAGCCGACCGTCAACCCATCAGGGGTACGCCCTGGTGGTGCCGGCACCCAGGCATCCGGTCCACGGTGCAGCCGCCCACCGTCCAGGGCAACCCGGTCAGGGTCCAGAAAGCCCGGGGCGAACACGAACATCCACCGCATTTGCTCCCCTGAGCCCAGCAGCATTGACCACCACGGCGGGCGGATGGTGGCGGTAGGTACGCGGGTGAGCAGCCGGTGGTGGATTATCGCCCCGATTGGCGAGGCGATCTCCAACGCATCGAACTGCGTCGCCTGCAACGCGACGCCCCAGGAGCATTGCCGCGCCGGCCAGCCGTAGGCGGCGTACTGTGCCAGGGCGCGAGCCACCCTGGAACTCACCGTGCACCTACCTGCGGAGGAACCCGGCTGACCGCCAGCAGGTTAGCGCTAGCGTGGATCAGCTCGGGACAGTGGTCGCCCATCCGGGCACCGAGTAGCGCGGCATCAAGCATGACCTCTCCGTCATCCAGTTTGTATCGGTCGACCGCGACCGCCAACCACCCACCGGGCCCGCCGACCCCGTGCACGTTGACCACCTGCAACCCTGCCCCGGTCAGCTCATCGCGCAGTTCGTCCATGGTGTGGTAGTACGTTGTTGCTGGCCATCGGTCGTTTCTCGCGCTCCATCCTTGCTTTTGGATGTCCTCGACGATAGCCCTACGCTGGATGAGCTGCCCGGCAATGGCCGCGCCGAACAGGTTGGCGTGCCGGCCCAATGCCACCACCGCCACCAGGCCGCCAGGGCGGGTCACCCGCACCGCTTCAGCCAACGCCACCCGCCGCTCCCGCAAGTCCGTCAGGTGGTACAACGGCCCCGCCAGAAGTGCGACGTCGAACGAATCTTCATCCCAGGGCAGGCTGCGGGCATCCCCAACCACCGCCGTCACCCCCGCCCTGCGGGCTTGCTCGACGTGAAGGGCCACCGGATCAAGAAGCTCGACCGCGTACCCCTTACGTTTCATCCATGCTGCGTGCGCGCCCGGCCCGCCCCCGATGTCGGCGACCCTGCATTGCGGCGGCAGATAGCGGTCCAGCAGTTCGCGCAACCGGGCTGCCTCCAGCCGACCCCGGATAGTCGCCCCTAGCCGGCCGGCTTCGTCATAGCTGTGCACGTAGTGATCAAGCAGACCTTCTGTTTCCCTCACGGCTGCCTCCAAGGTTGATAAACAGTTGCCGCTTTCGGACCGCCTCACAGTCCGGTCCGTCAAGTTCATAGCCCTCCACCCACGCCCAGCCGTCGTAGGTCGGCCGGTCGAGAACTCGGATCACCCGAACCGTGATCGGGCGAACGAACTGCGGAGAGGCACAGCGGTCAAGGCGGATCGTTTCCCCTACCCGCAGCCTTGCTACCTGACCGGCTACAGCCTGAGCGGTCACCTCAGTTCGCCTATCAAGATGGCGGCAACAATGATCAGCGCGCAAAGCAGCGCTTCGAGCTTCTGCACAGTCGTGATTGGGTAGAGGTCCGGCGGAAGTTCCGGCTCCGGCTCCCTGTGCACCCGGTCACCATCCGGCAACGGGGGCGACCCGTGAGGATCACGGTTGCGGTGCAGCTCCTGGTGCCCACTGTCGTCTGCCATCACAGCCTCCGCAGACCAGCAAGCACAGCCTGAAGAACGTCTACGTCCGGATGGGAGGTGTAGTACACCCGCGCCCGTCCGATGGCGGGCGAATTCTGCACAGACAGATCGGTTGCAACCGGCGTGGTAGGAGTTGGCGGAGCTGCCGCTTCCAGGTCGACTCGGTGCCGAGCGGCATTCGCCTTCGTACCTGTGATCACGCCTAGGAGCAGGCCAAAGGTGCCCGTAGCGACGGCTACAGAGATCATCGTTAACATTGACGCTCCTCGGTTCAATACAGCCCGCAACGGGAGTGCGTAGAGCATCACCCGGAGCAACCGGTGCCGCAACACTCCGACCGAAATTCTCGCGGAAATATTTACACCGGCTCATGTGGCATGCATCATGTGGATGAAGCGAGACGGATCGGCAGGCAAACTGAGACGTGAGGGATGGTTGTATTGACAAGCGCCGGATCAAGCGTGCCCAAGCGAGAGCTAGGCCGACATCTGAAGCAGGCTCGGGAAGAGGCTGGATGGCCCCTCGAAACGGCCGCAAAACAGCTTGAATGGAGCAGAGCGCGCATGTATCGCATCGAAGGGGGGCAGACTTCTGTCCGCACCCACGATGTCGAGCTGATGTGTCGCCTCTACGGCACCTCGGACGAATTCCGGCAGGTCTTGGTGGGGTTGGCCGGAGAGAGCAAGAGCAAGGGGTGGTGGCAGGCATACGGGGATGCCATCCCGGACTGGTTTGAGCTGTACGTGGGCATGGAAGCCGCATCCTCGCGGCTACGCCAGTACGAGCCTGCGCTTGTGCCAGGGCTACTGCAAACCCGGGAGTACGCGGAGCGCGTCCTACGTTCCAAGCCAGGCATCAAGGCGGGAGAGGTTGCCCAGTCTGCGTCGGTGCGACTTGAGCGGCAGCAGCTCCTGACGCGTGGGACCCCCCGCGCACCGAAGCTGGATGTCGTGTTGGGTGAGGCGGTACTGCGTCAGCGCGCGCCGGAGATGCCAGCACAGCTCCAACACCTCGTCGACGCCACCGGGCGGTATAACGTGACGATCCGGATCGTGCCGATTGTGAGCGCCCCACACCACGTGTCACTCGCTGGCGGCTTCGTGATCGTGGACTTCCCGGTGCAGGGCACGCGCCCCGCCGAGCCAACGACCGTCTACTCTGAGTCGCTAACCGGGGCCCTGTACTTGGAGAAGGCTCGGGAGGTAGCCGCCTACGCTGAGGCGTGGGCGGCACTCGACAGGGTGGCGCTAGACCCTGCAAGCTCGACAGACCTCATCAAGCAAGCACTCAAGGAGCAACAGTGAGCAACCTGATCGGCGCGACGTGGCGCAAGAGCACCCGCAGCGGCAGCACCGGCGGCAACTGTGTGGAGGTTGCCGGCAACCTCCCCGGCATCGTCGGCGTTCGGGACTCCAAGGACCCGAGCGGCCCGGCGCTCGTGTTCGGCCCGGGGGCGTGGCGGTCGTTCGTCGCCCAGCTCCCCGAGCAGCACTGACCAACCACAAGGGTAAATCCTCTAGAAACACAAAAAGAGCCCCAACCCGGACCTTCCGGGTTGGGGCTCTGCTGTGCTACCGGCCGTTGCCTGCCGGGCCGGTGGTGCTGGATTCTGCCGTTGCTGTTGGAGCTGGTGCCATCAGAGCGTCCGCCACGGCCGCCTGGTGCCGACCGACCGGAACGACCTGTGACCGGGTGGCGATGGTGAGCGCCGCCAGGAGTACGCCACCCACGGCGACATCCACGCCGGGTGGCACGGGCAGCCCGAACGCCACCAAGACGGCAACCGCGTACTTGAGCAGATCGTAAAGGACAACGGGATTGTTCTTTACATGCCGCAGATAATCCACAAGCACCCCTCTTATCGGGTGATCAGTGACGTGTGGGTTTGCCTGCCCACAATCCCATCAACAAGCAGCTTCCGCCGCTTCTGATACGCGCGCACACTCGAATCAGTCTTCGGCCCGAAAATGCCGTCAATGGACAGCCGCGCCCCGTGCGCATTCAAAAGACCCTGAACGTTCCTGACAGACTGGCCCCGGGAATTCTTCTTAATGGTGGGTAGGGACATGATCAGTTTCGCCGTCCAATCAGACGTAGGGGGAGCTGGGGCAGGAGGGGCCGGGGTGCCTAGTTCACGGCGGACCGCATCCACCAAATAGGAGCGGGGAAAATTCGGGCCGGGGTCCGTGTGCGTAGTCCCACCCCAAAACCGGCGCATATCATCATGCGTCACAAACCCCGTACTCCGGCCATCCTTGGCTTGACTCGCGGACAGCCACCGGGGGGTGATCCCGTGAGTGCGGCACACATCCGCAATCAACGGCGCAACCCGGTCGATCGCCTTCTTCCAATACGCCTCCGACCACGAACTACGCCCAATCAGCTCGACCGCTACAGCGTGACGGTTACCGGTCCGTGAACCCGCGTGCCACGCATCATAGCGTGTGTCCAAAGACTGAATAACCGTGTCCGTGTCAGAAAAGAAATGCGCGGACACACTATCGGTGCGGCGTTTCGCGTAACTCGCCTCATTCTTCGGAGGCGCATCATTAGCCGTGTTGTGGATCGCAACATAGCGCTTCCCCGAACCCGAATTACCGTAGCCCCGCGGTGGACCATCATAGGGGACATTAAACCGCGCCATCAGGCATCAACTCCATTCCCATCCTTCATGGCTAAAGCGTCTCCGATCGTGGCGAACCCACGCCGCATCTCATCGCGGAGGGCCCGCATCTCATCCCGCCCGTCATGCAGCGCCCGCAGCGTCTTGTTTTCCGCCTCCAAATGGTCTACCCGCCGCTCAAGCGCAGCTAAAGCCGCCTCCAGCCGGTCCGCACGTGCCTTCTGCGCTTCCGCTTCGCCACGCCACAAACCGGCGGTTGTCTCATCCGCCGATGACCTCATTCGCGCCCACAACACACCCACCGCCGCGCCGACTGTTAAAACCGCAGCTACGACACCCGCAACAGACCCCACAAGCTCCACAGGGGTCACAGCGACACCCACTCGGCCGACAGAACGGCGGAAACGCCGAATTGGCTAAACAGGTTCAGCGAACTGCCGCTGTTCTGCCACACATACAGTTCCAGGACGTCCGAAACACCCATCCGCACCAGCCCAGAGGCTGACAGTCGGGAACTTACACCCGATGGTGTTGCCGCAGCCGACAACCCGACTGGTGCCGCAAAAGAATTCAGGTAGGCCACGATCAGTCGTGACCCGCTTGACCGTAAAGCGAACGCCGCCCCCACCGAAACCCGATACAGCCCCGGCGTCTGGCACACAAGACGGCCACCGGACACATCAGCCATTCCGTCGGTGTCCTCAGCAACGCTGGCGACCGCAACTTTGGTGTACGTGGCGTTCCCGATTGATGGAGTGGCGGCAAGTGTCACCATCGACAACGGTTTATAGTAAACACTATTCTCGATCGCAGTTTTTGTGTGCTCGGTGAGTTTCGCCGCTGTGACTAGCTCCCCGGCCTCAAACCCGTCAAGGTTCGGAATTACCATTTCATGCCCTAAACGTTTTGACCGCAGAAAAAAGGGGCCCCGCGGGGCCCCCAACAAAAGCAGATCTGCTAGTAGACAACTACACAAGAATCAGTATCCAAATATCCCGATGGGCCCTCCAAAACCCAGCCATCCGACCGGGTAGCGTCAGAAACGGAAAACTCTGTCACCCACTCCCACACGTTCCCGTTACGCACAATCCGCACCTGGATACCCTCAACAAAGCAGTCCAGCGTGGGCGTTGGTGCTCCTGGTGGTGTTGCAGCCATGAGCCGGTCTGAGATGTCAGCCGCTGCCGCGAGCGCCCGAAGGGGCCCGTCACCGGGCCCGGTGAGTGTGTGCGCCTCCACGCGCAGCGTGTCACAGCGCGGCGCAGCAGCTCGGTAGCGGCGAAGCGCCCAATGCGCAGCGTCCCTCACCTCGTCAGGGTCTGCCACATCACGGCGAATCGTGAGCGCCTTGACACCGTGTGCGGTGATACTGTCCTGGTCCTCGGCAGTCCTCTGGAGCCCGGTCGACCTCTCCGCCGTGACCCTGTTGTGCACGTGCGCGTCGTCCAGCCCAAAACGCACTCCCGGTGTCCACTCATTCAGCGACCACCGGACCGGGGCACCAATCCTTCTCCGCCGGCCCTGAACGGCGGCCTCCCCGGCCGCGCCCATCATGAGGACACCGCCGGCATCCTCTGCTGCCGCTGAGGCTGCCGCCCACCCATCAGCGCCGTCATCCCACCGCGCCGACAGGAGTTCGGACTGTGGGGCGTCAAACGCCCGTGATCCCCGCCATTCCAGACCATCAAGGACCTGGTGGATGCGGTCCGTTTCGCTGCCGGCTATTTCGTCCCAACCAACACGGTTCAGCGCCTGGTGCAGGCCCGGGGGAATGTCCATCCCGACGATCACATGGTTGACGCTGCCCTTTGGGGCGTCCGCGTAGCCAGCCGGCGCGATCGTCCGCCGACCTCCGCACACAATCGCCTCACCAACCGTAGGACTCGCCAACACCCCGGACGCCGGACTCTCAAAATGGTCGTGCTCGACACCGTTGATCCACACCTGAGCGAACGCCGGCTGCACAACGGAGCCGATGCCCACCCGCGCGCCGATGTGAACCACAGATCCGGGCTGAACCGCCCCCGAATTGCTGAACACGCGTAGCAGACTGCTGGGCCCCACACGGGTTTGCACGACCACAGTCCCATCGGTTTCCACCTCCACCAGTGAATGAGCCTCACCGGCAGGTGTGCGCGCCATCCAGAGGGTTTGGTTGTGCGTCAAATCATCTGGATGGAACCACAGATCCACGGCCAACGTCCGGCACGCCCCCAACGGGGGGTTGTTGTTGCGGGAAGCCTCTAACACAGCCCCCGAAAGGTAATCATCCGAGGTGTTGAAGAAGCTCCCGGAGGTACTTCCGTCCGCGTGCACCATCGTTTTCGTTGAACCGAAACCAGCCGCCCCCTCCTCCGGCGGAGTAACACAATCCCGCACCCGCAACGGCAGCACAGTCCCGTACTCGGGATAGGTAGTCGTAGCATCACTGGATTCGACGCACGGCCAATACCACAACCGAGGTGCCACCTCACCATTAGCGCCCGTGCTGGAATCAACAACCGGGTTTCTTGGAATGCTATTTGCCGTTGCCCAGTCGTGTACGGCCGTCCGATACGCCGATCGGATGGGTCGCGCAAGCAGTGCCGACAGGTCAACACAATCCGCTGAAACCGTCGACAGTAGACCGGAGTAGGTTTGCGTCCACCGCTCAACATATCCACGGAAAATCGGGTAGACGCCGGAAAGCTCGGCAACAGTATTCGAGCCGATATCATTCAGCCGCACTTTCGCGTCTGCCACGAGGACATCCGACTCCGCACTAACCAGCATCTGCAAGATGCCATCAAAAGGGGCGACGTATTCGTATTCGATGGTCACCCATCCAGCACCAGCCGGCGCTGGATCCCCCCAGTACAATTCTATGACATCCGCCTGATCGTAACTTTCCAATCCGAAACCCAAATAGCAGTCCTCCCCGTCACCGGCAACCCACACATCGGCGCTCATGGTGAATTTCTGCCCGTCTGCTACGTGAACAACATCGGAGTCCCCCACCAAGCCGGACCGGTATTCCACATTCTCCCCACCGACGAACCGGTGCGCCATGCGGCCCTGATCTGCCACGCCGGTCACGGCACCCGCCTCGGCGTCAGTCCACGTCAAGCCCTGATCAATTGAGCGCTGCCACCGGGGGGCCGGAATTACACCTTCGATTGGCGCGTTCACGCTCAACGCCGGTAGCCAATTATCGTCAGCGACCCCGAACACGCGGATGGGCTGCCGTGGCGTTAAACCGCTGAGATCAAAGCCCCCGCCGCTGTTGTCGAATTCGATGCGCGCAGTACCCGCCTCAATTTTGTCTAACTCATAGCTGCGTCCCCGGGTTGACCGCAGAGCGGTAACCCGCTCTGTCACATCCACCCACCGCGTGGTCGGGTCGGTGATCCGCGCACCTGGTGCGCCGATCTCCACCCGCACATCCGGCATGCTCACAGTCCCGTGTCACCTCCATTGCGCCTCCCAGTACGGACAATTTCATCTCGCACAGTTAGCGCTATCGACCGTGCCAGATCCCGCTCTGCTGTGACGCTCCCGGCCACGTGCACCACCACCGTTGGTGCTGCTGTCGTCCTGGTGCCGGACCGCAGCGCGGCGCGAGCGACACCGCCGGCCGGGCCGACCGGCACCCGGGTTGCGTCATGGGCGGGCCCCATGACCCCCTGCACAGCTCGTGTCAGCACACGCCGCCGGGATGTGACACCCTCCGCCAGCGCCTCAGTGATCGCCCGGCCGGAGTGCAGCGTCCAGCCACGCCCCGAAAACGGGCCCTCAAGGGCTGGGGAGAACGGCAGCATCCGCCGGGCCGACGAGAGAACATCCCCCACGGCGTTTTTCACCTGGCCTGCCATGGACCTGATGCCATCAATCAGGCCCTGAATGATTTTCCGGCCTGAGTCGCGCAGCCAGCCGCCCACGCCGGACAGCACGCCCAGGACGCGCGAACGCATCCCCGTGACCACCGAGACAGCGCCGTTGACGGCGGACGAAATCAAATTCCGCCAAAAGTTCCAGTACGATTTGGTGGCGTTGACGACCGCCGACCACGCCGCCGGGATCGCCGAACGGAACCAGCCAATAACAGCCGAGACAGCGTTTTTGACGGCGTTCCACGCCCCCGTCACGACACGGCGAAACGTGTCACTGTTTTTCCACGCCCAAACAAGTCCGGCCGCGAGAGCGGCCAGCGCCACCACCACCAAACCAATCGGGTTAGCGAGCAAAACAATGTTGAGTGCGGCTTGCACCGCGGTGTAGATTTTCGCGGCAACCGTGATGGTGCCGAGAACCACCGCCAGCGAACCCAACGCGACCACAACGGGCTCAATCCATTCACGGTTTCGGGCCATCCAGTTGCCGAACTCCACAATGGCAGGGATGGCCTGGGCGAGCTTTTCCACCACCGCCAGCTCGATTTTGCGGCGGAACTGGTCTAGCTGGGCCCCGGCGGACTGTTGAAGCGCTTTCCCTAAATCCTCGGATGCTCCGGCTACATCGCCGATAGCGGCAACCGCCTCAGACGGATCAAGCGCATACAACGCGTCCCCAAGGTCCTCCGCTTTAGTGCCGAACAAGGCGACAGCCGTCTGTGACCGCCTCACCGGATCTTCAATGCCGCGCAGCCGATCCAAAACGGTGTCCAAGCCTCGGGTGGCCTCGTCGCCACCCCTCCCGATCTGGGCTGCCATCGTAGACGCATCCAAACCCAACGCCCGGAACCCATCAGCAGTAGCCGACGTTCCATCAACCGCGCGAACAGAGAATTCCTTGATTGCGTCCGCTACGGTGTCAACGTCCCGGGCCCCCGCCTCTAAACCCTGGGACAGCAAACCCATTGCGGTTGCGCCATCCAAACCGACCTTACGGAACTGAGTGCCGTACTCGGAGACAGTCGATAGCAGATCCTCGGCGTGGTCCCCGCTGACCGCAAACCCCCGAGTCAACTGATCAAGCGCCTCATCAGCAGTTTCCGCCAACCCAGTACGAACCATCTGACCGGCAGCCCGCGCGGCTTGAGTCACATCCTGATCAAACGCCTCCGCCATATTCAACGCTTTACCGGTGATGCGCTCAATATCGGAGTCCGCCGCACCCTCCGGGATCAGACCAGACGACATGACACGGCGGATTCCGTCCATGTTTTCGCCCATACTCTGCCCGAAACCATCGGTGTAAAGGCGGCCCGCCACATCACCCAACCGCGCAGCCTGCTCCGGCCCCATCTGAGCCGAAAGCTTCGCTTGCGCTTTATCCAGGTTGAGCGCCCCAGCGAACGCCACACCAAGGCCAGCGGCGGCAGCAACCAAACCCGCGAGCGCGAACGTAGAATGTTCAGCAGCCGCTGAAACCCGCTTGCCGAACCGCTCCATTCCCGAGGCTGCCTCACCGGTCCGCTTATCAACCGTATTCAGCCCGGAACCGATGGATTTGAGCGCAGACATGGCCGCTTTAGCGTCCCCGGCAACAACAACCTTAAGTTGCCTAGTCTCAGCCATGCTGCGCCTCCCCGTATTCGCGCATATAATCCGTGAACGCCTGCACTTCAAGTAGCGTCATGCGCCGCACTTGATCCGGTGACATTCCGTAAAAGTGGCAGATGGCGGCTACATCACGTAGCCGCCTTAGCCGTTTCCCCGGTCACGCTCCGAACCGCCAAAAAGAACCAAAGAGGTAACCTTAGTGCGGCGGGCGTCCTTAATACTGAACTCCGGATTATCCCTCCGCCCCACCAACCACATTAGGCACGTTAGCGCCTTGGCGGACATCCGGACCGCCATCTCCGGACGCCCCTTAGCGTCAAACACCCGGTTCCCCTTAGAGTCCACCACTGGTCGAGGCGTAAACGCCTCATCAAACGGGCAACCCACATACTCTTCGAAATCCTCTAGGTCCCCGAATTCCATCGAGTCAGGATCAAACCTAAACTCCATCAACAACCCCTCTAGTCTGGGAATGCCTCGCTGGACAGCGCGTCAAGACGCGCCACCCACGCCTCAATCAGCTTCTCCGATTCGCTGCGGATCGTCGGGTGCAGGAAATAGCCGGGACCGCCCGACCAACCCTGATACTGGTTACCGCGCCACACTCGGAATTGGCGGTACTGTTTCGACCCGAACTCTGCGCCCCAAAAATAGGGGTGACGGGCACCACCACCGGCAACCACGGACGCGCCCGTCTGACGTGCTGCACGCAAACTCCGGGCCGCTTTCCGGGCCACACCGCCCACACTGTCAGCCTCAGATTTAGCCCGCGCCACCAATTCAGCCGCCAAATCAAAGTTGGCCTGCCGGACCGCTTTCGGGTACTCCGCGTCAACCATCTTTAACGCTTTAACGAAATCCCGTAAACCCTCAACCCGAACGGCGTCTTCGGCGAACGTGACAGCCTTACGGGGTGGCATCCTTGCTCCGATACACCACAGTCACGGGGGACGCAGAACCGTCCCACAACGCCATCCCCTTAAGTGCCTGCTCCATAATCTGCGCCCCATCAAAATTGACCGGGCCTTCATCAAACCGGCCAACCGGAATGGAGACATCCAGGGCCCCACCCTGAGGTGTAGACCACTGCAAATCAACGGTGGCTAGCGTCCCTGAGGCAACAGCCGCCGCTACACGCTGAGCGTGCCCTAAACCCTCATATTCGCCCTTCAGATCAAACCCGTACTCCCGCATCCCCTCTTCAAGCGGCTCCCGCTTTCCAACCGTCGACCACCGCTCGTTAGCGAGCTTGTTGTCACCAGTCAGCGAGATTTCCGAAACCCCAAACGGAACACCACCAATATCGACTGTGCCACCAACAAAAGTGAACAGTTGACCGGTGGTGGAGTAGGTGGGGGTCGACGGGGCGTACGGGCCCGCACCTGCCCCGATGTGTTCTCGGGCGAAATCAAACTCAAACGTCAACCCGAGGACACCATCAACAGCGTTGCTGAGTTCCCATGACAGGATTTTTCCGCCCTCATACGTCCACGGGTGGAGTGCGCCCGTGTTATCAACCCGACCCACCTGAACAGTCAGACTTTTACCCGCGAGATCCCCCACGGTCATCGTATGCGGCGTGAAATCCCCATCCGGGGCCCCCGTTGACACCGCCCCGAACGCGTGCACCAGGAACACACCTAAACCCGAATCCTGACCTTCGATCTTCAGTTCCCCACCAGCGCCTTTAGGGTTCGGGGCGAAACGGTCCCGGTGCAGAACCCGCTGACCGGCCCGGAACGCCTCCGAATCGATCCGCTCATACGTGCCCGCGAACCCCTCCGAAACCATTTCCACGAACCGGGCCGGAGCAACCGGCATGCCATACGTGGTTTCCTCCGCCAACCCCACATACGAGTCGTGTACTGATGGCATTAGACTTCACCCCCCTTTCTGGTCTTGATGTTGAAGTCAGGGCCCAGCGTTTCCGCTAACCGTCGGGGAACCTCCACCGGCTCCCCCCGCACAAAAACGAAACCCCCGCCAGCAACGGCGGGGGCATACCCCTTGTACACCACGGTCACGGTCGACATGTGGCGCGTACCTCCGTCTCGAATTGGCATTCATAGGCACCGTCGACCGGCCACGATTTGAGGCTCCGGGGCACATACCCCGAGGTGATACAGCGTCCCCCAATGGAGGGGTCCGCGCGCAGCAAATCCTCAAACTCAGCCGCCAACCGCGTAGCGTACGCTTCGCAATCCTCCGAGATGCCGCCCGGGATTTGAACCGAAAACACCACCATGACCGCGAATTCCTCGGTCCGGCTCCTGTTCGTTGCCCACTGGGCAGACTGCCAATTGACCTCGCCCACAACAGCCCAACGCCGCCCGGGTGAGCGCGTCGGGAAGCCGTACGTCACCTGGACATTGTCAGAAACGACAACAGCTAGCCCCCGGAGTAGATCCCGGAGTGCAATTTTGACAGCTATCGCATTGCTCATGTCACCATCACCGACTCGACAATCCGGTGCTGGTATCCGGCCAGCACAGCATCAACCACCGGGAGCCCTGTCTCCGCTCCGGCCCGGCCGGGAGTAGCGAGGCTGTAGGTGCCGCCCTCCGCCGGTTGGTAGGAGGTGGCCCGGTCAGGGATGCCCGACCGGTCCTCTAACAGCAGCCAACGCGCGAACAGCAACCCCGCCCGTTTGATGCCAGCCGGGACTGCCGGCAACCCGTACAGGATCTCCACCCCGGTTGTCTCGGGTGGCAGCTCCGGCACGTATGCGTACGCGCCGAATCGCTCCACAGTCACCGCTTCGGGCTCCACCCCCAGGGCGGTCACCTCCGCCACGTCCCGCACAGGCAACAGGTGGCCGCACTCCGGCAGCTCCACCACCGGGATATACAGCAGCCGACGCACAAACGAGCGTCCGGTGATCCGCTCAAACTCCGCCTCAACCGTGGTGCGGACCGCCTCCACCACGTCGGCGGGATGCCGCTCGACTGTCAGCTCCGGATCTGCCGCCCGCAACTCTGGGACACCAAACAGACGACCCCCAACAACCTCCACCGATGTCATGTCCACGGCGGTACTCCCACCATCCCATCGGACGGCGTACAACCCCATCGGCAGTAGCCCAGCCGCCAGGGTCCAGCCGTCCCCATCCGGGGCGGCCGGGCCATCAATAGTGGGGTCAGTGCTGCCGGCCCGCGTGACCGTGACCGTCACGGCCGGCGGAGACAGCACATCGTCTCCGTCCACGAACACATGCCGGAGGGCTACCGGCCGACCGACGAGATAGCGCACCACCAGGGATCACCCACCCCGCCGGGGACGACCTGGACGACGTGCCGCCGCTGTCTCCCGCACATCCGCCGGGGTCCGCCGGCCATCCCCCTCATCGGCCAGAACGCCGAAGCCGTCCGCCACCAGGGACACGGCCAACCCCAACGGCAGTTCTGCAACATCACCCGTGGTCAACCGCTGGCCGCACGTAACGCCTGGCACCGGACGTGAAATCCGCACCCGCATGTACCCTCCCTCCAAAGACAGGGGGAACGGGGCGTAGCCCCGTTCCCCAACAGATCAGGCAGTGACGGTTAGCGCCTTAACGGAATTAAGGTCGAACAGGTCGCCTGAGCCGCGCCACGCGACCCTAAAAGCAACCACGTCACGGTCAAAACCGAATTCGTCTGACCGTGTGACACGCAGCGTCCGAACCTGCCGAATCAAATATTTCATCGGATCACCAAACACCGCCACCTTTGCGCCAGCGCCAGACACGGCAATATTCGGATCCGTCATAAACGGCTTGCCAACCAGCGAATCCGGCTCACCCGCCGACAGGCCAGGCTGCCACATGTAACGGCCGTCCCCATCTTTGATCTTCCGCAGATACGCCACGGCGAGATCGTTAAACATATACGCGCCAGTACGCCGGTACGGGGCAGTAACCGAATACTGTAAATCCATCAAATCATCAAACGTCACGCTACCGAGGTCGTTAGCGTTCACCGCGCCCGTAGCGCGAGTAATCCAACCCCACGGCTTGTTTGCTCCGTCGCCTACCATCAGATCAGCGAGGGCGACATCCGCTACCGCTTCACCCGCATCACTAGCCAGAATAGACAAGATCGGTAGCGCCGAATCGTCAACGATTTCTGTAGTTGCCTCAACAATCACGCCGTATTTATGGGCCCCGACAACCGCCTTACCCCACGCCTGATCACCCGTGGGGTACGCGGTGTTCTCCGCGATCCGGGCCGCACCTGACACTACGGGGGTAGCTGGATTGAGCGCGTTCTTGACCGGCCACTCCAAATCTTCGCCACCATCGGTGGTCAAGACACGAGCGCGGGCGAAAAACTGCGACCGCTCCCGCATAGCCGCAAGCACCGTTGCAACAAACGTCGGAGGCGCAGTGTCACCAGCGTTTCCTGGATCACCCGAGGTGGCGGTACGGAGGTCAAAATCCACGGCCGGAATCTCGCCACGGGCCAACGCCCGTAGACTAGCCGCCTCGCCGTTCAGATTGCCCCGGGATTCACCGCCGGAGGTGGTAGCCAGTTTGGCAGCGCGTTCGTTCAGCGCCCGATGCTCCGCCTCCCGCTCCGCACTCCTGACATGCTGCTCGGCCTCCACCCCCAGGGCGTCAATATCGGCGTTAATCCGGGCCGCCCGTTCGTCCCGCTCCGCCACGGAAAGCGAATCGTCGTCCTGCACTGCCCGCAGCTCCGCGAACGCGATAGCGCGCTTCTCAAGGGCAGTGTTAGCCGCTTCCACAAAATCCATAGAGTCCTAACCTCATCCTGTGTTTGGGCACAAAAAGAGGACCCACCCGGCCCGGGTGGGTCCTGCCTATGTTGTGTCTAGCGAGTGCGGTTCGCGAGGCGTAGGCGCATCCTCAGCGCCTCACCCTCAACATCCGGCAGAAGCGGTGGGCGGTTAGCCGCAGCAACAGCCGACGCGCAATCAAGGGCCCGTTTGCTCACCGCGCTATGGCTGGACGGATACGCCGGATAGGTCACCGGAGACACATCAAATAGCCGCATCTCGCGGACGATCCGGAGTGGGAACCCGTCCGCATCCCGAATCCACTCATCACCACTACCAGAAACCCGGAAGCCGAATGAGGACTGTGATACGTCGCCACGCTCCAACGAAATCAGCAAATCTCGCACATACGATTGCCGCTCATCCGCAAGAATTTCATACTCAAGCCCTGTCGAATCTTCCGAAAGACGTAAAGTCCCCGCACGATTTCGGCCCAGAATCAGATTCGAGTCATGATTGACAAGCGCCCGAATATCATCTTCAGCGGCTGATTCTCGACCGGCCCCGGCGGCAACCATCTCCCGGAAGCCACCCAGATCTTCACTGCGCACGTTAAATAGGTACGCGTACCCGACAACCGCGATACGGTTTTCACCGATCGACCGGGTTGCCACCTCCGACTGCAGTATCCGCCGTTCCATCATCACCACCCCCCACACCCAGCTCACCGACGTTCAACGGACGCACAAAGCCACCGCCCCGACCGTCCGGGATTGGCGGCAGATCCTCCAACTCCCGAACCTCATCCAAAGACATAATCCCGTTATTGACCGCCTGCACATGCGTAGCGAACCGCTCCGCCGTTGACGCACGCAACCGCGCGTCAACATTAAACTTGACGTACTGATTTACCGGCAGCAGCGCCGAGAATGCCTGCTCAAGCCGCACAAGCCAGGGTACTAGCGTGTAGTCAACAAAAAATTTGTTCTGTTCCTGCACACCGGTTCCCCACGATGATTGCACCGTAGGATCAAGCATGTGCGGCGGAACCCGATACAGGGACGCAATTTCAAGTTTCTGAAACCGGCGGGTTTCCAAAAACTGTGCCTGCTCTGGTGTAACGGAAATCGACTTCCAGGAAGCGCCGCCGGTAAGGACACCGACCGCGTGACTCTTCTTAACACCAGCATGGCTTTTCCGCAGCATCCGGGCCAACACCGCAACCTCGCCCGGTTTAGGGTTACCTGGATGCTCCACAACACCACTCAATGTGGTGCCCTGCGCGAAAAACCGCGCCCCGAATTCCTCAGCCGCTAAGCCCAAACCGATTGCCTCACGAGCATAGTCAATGACTGACAGGCCACGGCGTTTCCCCGGTTTGGTGAACGCCGGAATGTGCAGCAGCTCCCGATCGTTGAAGTCCTGGCCGCCGACATAGAATCGGGGGATCGGGGAATTGTCGTCAACGTGCACCAACTTCGGATCCACCGCGTACACGCTAATGATGTGGCCCGAGTCGTCACGAACCGTGCGGATGAACGCGTTCCCGTCCTCACCAACCAGGCTGATCATGACCTTGTGCCAAAACGCGCACGGGCGCTCTATAGGATTTGGGCGAGACAGCCAGGCCGGAGGGTCGACGGGTTCCCGCCGGCCCGTAGCCTTTATCCGCCGGAACACATCTATAGGTAGGGACGCGACACCATCCGCGATCAGGGACTGACACGCCCACACGGCCGCTAGCGTCCGAGCCTGCTCCGGCCCCACCGCCACGCCCGACCCCGTAGACCGAGGTGGACTCTCCACATCCGTATCCCACACCGATTTCGGGCTGTACGTGTACGCCCGCCGTTCAATCCGCGAAAACAGACTCACTCGTCATCCACCGCCCACCCGCAGAGGCATAACAGGACACCACCGACAAGCAGCCCGAGCCACGCCGCCAGGACGAACCCGGCCCCCGTGATCGCCGCCAACCCTGCAACCTGCAACCCCGTCGCCCGGTGGGCGCTAATCGTCGTCATTAAGCGCAGCCATGAATTCCGCCAGCGCGCTACCCTCATCACTCGTCACCTCCGCAGCATCAGCCCGGTAGCTGTCAAAATCGATAAACGAAACCTCCGCATCCTCGGGAACGGGGATGGCGGCAACAAACAGCGCCGATACCAGAGCGGCGATGCCGTCGATCTTCTCACCGGACCGCCGCTTAGACGGCTTCATCAAACCCTCACCGGTAACCTCCAGCTCGACGTTATCGGCCATCCACCGCAACACCGGATTACCGCCGTGCCAAAGCTGCCGCTCCGCCAAAGCCGACTCAAGGGTCTTACACGGATCATTCAAACGGGGTGCCGTTTGCGGCACCTTAACCGTGGCCTGCCCCCGATCCTCAATCAAACTCACAAGATGTGTCGCGTTCCACGGATCAAACCCAACCAGGTTGATATTGAACGTTTCAGCGTCCCGAGTGATGTGTTCCAGGATCACCCCGTAATCCGTTGTGGGCCCCTCAGTGACCGTCACAAACCCGTCCCGCTCCCACTGCTCCAACCGGTCCTTGAGAGCGCTCCTGCCGGCTACCGCCGGCCGGGGCAGGAAAAAGTGCGGCAGCACCGTGTAGCCGTCCGCCGTCGCGTCCGTGGGGGAACCGGGAAACAGGAGTACCCACGCCGTGAAATCCTGAGTGCTCGCTAAATCCAACGCGGCAACGCATTGCCGGCCCAGCAAATCCTCACGGCCGAACACGGGATCCCCGTTCGCATCCCACACTGCCATATCAAGCCACCGGTCAGCCTGACTAACCCACTGGTTCAAACGGAACACGCGGAAGGCGTTCTGCGCTGACGGCTTTTCCGCAGCCTCCCGAGCCTCCGCCCGAAGACTGTTGATATTCAGGAAGTCACCCAAAGCGGGGCTAGCCAAATACCAACCGGTGCCCTTCGGATGTTCCTGGGACGGAGGTTTGCCCTCATCCCGCCAATCAGCATCCCGAGGAACCCCCCGGATAAACACGAACCGGGAAGGGTCCAGCTCGGGTTTGTCGACCACCCGTAGCCCGTACTCGTGCTCCGCCAGCGCGAATTGAGCGCTGGTGTAAGCCGCCGTAGTCGCAGCAATCAGCAGCGGCTCTTTTCGGGTACCGAAACCCTGCCTCATGGAGTCCCACAGGTGCCGGTCCCGCTGAGTCAACACCTCATCGAACAGCACAGCGGACGGGTTGGTGCCCAACGCCCCGGCAGCATCCCCCGGCAAAACCGCATACACACTATTGGATTTCGCGTGCACGAGCCGCTTCTTGCTGTCGATGATCTCAATGCTTTTGGACAGCACCGGGGACAGCTCCACCATGCGCTTAGCCGTGTTGAAAACAAGGGAAGCTTGATCCCGGTCGGCAGCAACAGAGTAAACCTCCGCCGAATCCTCCCCATCCCCCACAAGGTGATAGAGCGCAAGCGCAGACAGGATCTCCGACTTACCATTCTTACGGGCCATCTCAAGCCACGCAATCCGATACTGGCGCACCCACTCGCCGTACTGGTCATCGTGCGCGACCGTCCCATACAGGGGCCGAATGATCTCATCAGCCTGCCAACCAGCCAACATAAACGGACGGCGAGCGTACCGGCCCTTCGTGTGCACAATCAGCCGCTGTATGAACCGGACGACACGATCCGCGCGACGATGATCAAACCGAAACACATCGTCAGCCGGGTTGCTGGGCCCGTGGGCAGCTATCGAATACACAACCCCGTCCCCCTCTGGCCAGGATTCACCCCTCCGGGGTTGACAAGTGGTCACGACTGAAGTTTCAATGGAGCCTGTCAGCAAGGAACACTGAGGAGGACCCGATGTTAACGTTCACTACCCGCGAAATTGAAGAAATCTGGATCGCACTAATCGACAAGTGCGAGAGGGTCCTGAAGCAAGCAGCCGAACTTGAAAGCATCGCCGAGAGGCTAGAGTCCGGTGAAACCGACCCCTCACTTGACCCCGGCAACATCGGCCCAGAGGCCATGAGGCAAACGGCGCGCGATTTCCGAGCCTGGGAATCGAGCATCGGCCAACTGTCATCTAGAGTTCGCGCTGAGATCCGCAAACGCGAAACGCGTAACGAAGGGGGCAACATGAACGACTTCAAACTTCGGGACATCGTGACCGTTGACGGTTACAGGGGAGAGTGGGAGGTCACCCACGTGACAACACACGGGCATGGACCGAACACCTACGAGCTCAAACACACCGAGACCGGGCACGTCCTATCCGCCAATCGGCGAATGGCCCTCGTAACCCGCTAGGTCCAACAACTCAGCCCCGGAAGGTTTTGCCTTCCGGGGCTGAACGCTGCACCTAGGCGGACCGCAACTTGGGTCACGTGAAGCACGCGCCGTTGTCACACGGCGCATCCTCGTCAGCGTCGAACGGCAACGTCGGCCCGGCCGCACCCACCGCCACCGCCAACGGGGCGTTATACCTCGTCAGCCACACAGGATCCTTGCCCAGCTCGGCCCGCCGGTCGTTCAGCGTCCGCTCAAGGTCGCACGCGCGAGCAAACAGGGCTGGACGGTCCCGGCGCATCTCCGCCCACGCCAACGGCCGGCGCATCGGACAGAACCAACAGGCCGACTTCGGCGGTACCGGCAGACCGGCACCCCGGATGATCTCCACACAGTCAGCGCGACGCAGCGGCGGCGTGTGATCCAACAGTGGGTACACAGGACGCTCGTACGGCTCACACCGCCGGTTGCTCACGCGGTGAACCTCGTCGAGTGAGATCCCGATCCCCACCGTGGCGGGGCTACTTGAGCTGGCCCCGTGTTCCCTCAGCCACCGGCCAATCGTCCTGATCTTGAAATCCGCTGTGCAACTCCGCGTACCCGGGGCCCCGTTGGACATCCGCACCGGGATCGGCAGCGACCTGGAGCCGGGCCGTGTGAGACGGCCGTACAGCGTCTCCGTCTCACCAGCGTGCGGCCCACGCCGCCGCACCCTGTGCAACTCGTGCAGCTCGATCCAAAGACTGGGAAGTCAATTACACCCTTAGCGGCAAGCACCAAAGCGGCAGTTGACTGGACACCCCCACCAAACGAAAACGTGCGCAGCAAATCTCACCACCCAAAGGACACATTCGACTGAACGGCAGAAATAGATGGGGTGGGAAGCAATGTCTTCCCACCCCACCTCTAAGCCCGCGCGCGTCCACGCCCACCCTCACAGGGGCGGCAGCGACATACCCCGCAAGGGGGCAGGGGTCGGAAGGGGCGTCATCAAACAGAGCCGCAGAACAGCTCACAGAGCGCCGAGCGCGTCGTCCAGCTCGTCCCCACCATCATCTGAGCCGATCCCCAAATTCTGGCGGTCCCGAGGCGTAAACCCGAACCGGCCACCAAACTTCAGCATCGTGTCCGATGCGTCCCGCATCACCTGAGCGGCAGGGTTTTTGACCAGGCCGCCATCGCGGCCCACCACTAGGGGCCCATGCTCGTCCAGGGCCCGGCGCGCACCATCAAACAGGGCCCACGATGACACATACACCACCAAGGCGGCGTAATCAACCGCCTCAATCCGGCCCACCCGCTCAAGGTACGACGTGATCCGTGCCCACTCGGCGAACGCCTCACCCGACAAATCAGCCGGAGGCGAAGG